TGTATCAAAATCACTAATCGTTGCTGCTGTTTGTGTGCCTGTATGATTTGCTCTATCTCTATCTGTTGCGTGGTAGTGTAAGGCACTATCCCCACCATCTGTTAAATCTGTTCTTGCTGTAGATGTCATATGTTGATAACCCCCATCTACATTTGTAAGGTTGTTGTGGTCTAACTGTGTTTCAGTTGTAGACCATTTAATTTTCTTTGTTGTTGTGCCATCAACAATAACTAACAAGTCATCCCCTGTCGGTGTAGTTAGTTCTGTTAATTCGCTAATCTTCTTATTTGCCATATTTAATGCTTTGTTTGTGCTGACCAAGAAACAGTATGTTTACCTGCTCCAACTTCCTGTTCTGTTTCTAATGCAATAAAACTCATATTTTCTTGTAAAAGAAATGCTCCATCTTCTAATAGTAAGAATATCTCTGACAACCAGTTGGTTGTGTTCTTAGTTCCTGCTGTATAAGAAGTTGTGTGCTTAGTTTTGAATCCCATTATATTTGGTCTCTGTCATTTGGTATTAACCTTTTTGTAAATTCCTGCATTCTTCCTGCATAGAACTTTTGTAGTTCTTCCTTAGACTCATCAAGTAAACCTTTAATTCTGTTTACTTTAATTTGACTAATTTCATCTACTGAATCTGCAATACTCTTATCATAAGCACATCCTAGTGATATAATTCTATGAAAATTAGAATCAAATCCTGGTTCTGTAGCTGTATCTGTTATTGCAAATGCTTGTATTCCTCTCTTTAAATATATCTTTAATCCATTTGTAGCCGTTACATCATCTGTACTCGGTGCTGGATATAAAAACATAGACCTTCCAATCATATCGTAATACATTGGAAATCCATCTTCTGAATAAAATTCTGATGGGTCTATATCTAATTGACTCTTATCTAGTGGTGTTAATCTTTGATAATCACCATCACTTGTTAAAACAGAGACCATGTCTATTCTTCTAGCTATAGAAGGTAATTCATAATCTTGTTGTCCATTGACTATATCTGCTTCATATATTGGTAAATCTGTTCTATTACTGTCATCAAATTCCCAAACATAATCAGCATCCCATATCCAATTATCGGTCTTTTTGTACCATTCGTTAGCATTTCTAAAAAATGTTGTTAACGGATAGTTTGCTGTGTTTGTAATACCACACAAATCTAGTGTGTCATGGTATAGGGAATCTTCTTGTTTTCCTAAACGATTGATATTCATATTTTTCTTTGTTCCTTATCTAATTCCCTGATAAGCTTTGTAAATTTGCTATCAAGTAATTGTGTGTTTGGGATTGTACAGTGTCCTCCTTGTGCTGTCATTATTGGCACAAGATTAGGTCTTGTATATTCGTTATATCCCAATTCTTTATAACCTTTATTGTAATTATCGTTCCACAGTGTCCAATCTGCAAATGGAACGTTGTTTTTGTCACATAACTCTTTTACCTCCTTGACATATTCAATCATTGTTGCATAATATGTAGTAGATAATATCTTCATTAATTCTGTTTCCTCTGGATTATTAAATAAATATACCTTCATTCCTGCTTTTCTGAAATAATCTGCTACTTCTGAAGCTTCTTCTCCAGCTATATATTTAACAAATGTCATTAAGCTTTTACCCAAATGTGGGTGTACTCCTATAACAGGAGAGTGTATAGCATTACATTCTCTACTTGTTCCAACTGGAACAGTTGAGTGTATTACTGTATATTTAGGCTTATATTCCTCTTGATAGGCCTTGACATTTTCTATAAATGTGTCAGAGTATGGAAAGCAAATGTGCATGATGTCATAGTCTCTTGCTTCATCAGTTGTTTCCCTGTCTCTAATATCCACAGTATAGAAAGCATCAACAAAAACTCTATATAGTGATTTACCTATTTCTCCTTTTCCTATAATTATTGATTTCTTCATAATTTTTTTAATATTGAACTAGCAGATTGTATTTTATCTCCAAGTCCATTAATTTGTTTAATATTTAATTTTTCACAAATTGTGTTCTCTGGTATATTCTCTTTTATTCTATCTCCCCCATTACCAAAATAATCTGGGTTCAACATTTCAAGTGTCTTTATTACTGTTCTATCAGTATCTATACTATTGACAACTTGACTTATTTCTGGTATAGCTTCCATAATTTGGACTCTTTCGTTGGCTGGAACTATAATTTTCCCATACTTTAAAACTTGTTGTTCATCATTATTTACAATACATACAACGTTTCCATATTTAGCAGCTCTCCTAATGTAGTCTAAGTGCCCAACGTGCAGAACTATGAAATAACCACTAATTGCTATCTGCTTTTTTAGTTTTAGTTTTTTCATTTTGTTTTTTTAAGCCTTCTGCTAATCCTTGTTTATAAGCACGTGTAACATTCTTTTGACCTTCATTAATGGTCTGCCAAATTCCCTTTAAATCCATCACAGTCCAATGTGAGATTAATTGATTTGTATCACACCATATTGTATAACCCTTTTTTTGTGCTCTTTCACAGAAATTAAAGTCTAATCCCTTAATTTTAAGTCCTTCTGGGTCATACTCATTTCTAAATGGATATGGCATATTCTCTAATACTTCTCTTTTAATCATCATTAGTCCACTCCCAATCCCATCACATTCTACAACTCCTGAGTTATTTTGAACCTGTAGAATATCATAAGTTCCTTCTTTATTTCGTTTCATACAGAAAGGTATTACCATTTGTTTAACATATCCGAAACAAGTTGCTCCTATAATGTCTTTATCATAGTCTGCTAGGTCTAGTATTCTTTTATCTCCTACGCAGTCATCATCTATCATTAATAAGAAATCTGCATCTGTTTCTAAAAATCTTTTAACTAATAAGTTCCTATTATATGAAATAGGCTTATTTGCTGGAAATGAAATTGTTACATCATATCTTGTATCTCCTGCTAATTCTAACATTAGGTTAGTGTTCTCTGTCCTAATAGAACCTTGGTTTAATATTGCTATATGTATTTTCTTATTTTTCATATTTTATATCTCTTAAAAAATGCTTTAATCTTAGTAATAACATAATCCATCTCTGGTTTTGTTAAACCTGATGAAGATGGTAAATACATTGTTGTTTCTTCTAAGTGTTCTGAACCATAAAATCTTCCTTCTTGTTTATACGGTGGTTGTTTATGACATGAAAAGAATCCTGTTCTAGTTTCAACTCCTTCTTTTTCAAGATAATCCATTAATTCATTTCTATATCTAGTTCCTATTAAATACATCCAAAATACACATTTATTGCCCTCATTTTCCGTTGGTAGAACTAAATCTCCTACTCCATGTAACTTTTTAGTGTAATATTTGGCATGGTCTATTCTTGCTTGAATTAATTCATCCCATCTTTCCATTTGTCCTAACCCATATGCTGCACATAAACTTGACATTCTCATATTATATGCTGGCTTTCTGTGCCAGAAATGATATTTAGGATAGAAGTAACAAGCTCTTAATAGTCTAGCTTCTTCAGCTATCTCTTTATTATCGGTTGTTATCATTCCTCCTTCGCCTGTTGTAATGATTTTATTAGCATAAAAGCTAAAACATCCAACATCACCTATACTTCCTACCTGACGTCCTCTGTAGAGCCCTCCATGGCACTCTGCTGCGTCTTCTACTACTTTCAGCTGGTATTTATCGGCTAAATCTAAAAGCTCTCTCATGGCTGCTGGTTGCCCAAATACATGAACTGGTAAAATTGCTTTAGTCTTTGGTGTAATCTTTTCTTCTATTAAAGATACATTCATATTGCCATCATAGATATTAACATCTACTATAACTGGTGTGCCTCCAATAAGTTTTACTGCATTAATTGTAGAAATCATTGTGAAGTCAGGTACAATTACCTCATCTCCTTCTTTGATTCCTATTGCTTGTAAAGCTACCATGAGTGCTGAAGTACCAGAATTAACTGCAACTGCATACTTAACTCCTACTTTTTTAGCAAATTCTTCCTCAAACTTCTGAACATACTTTCCACCATTAGATGAAATAGCGTTCTCTGTTAATGCTTTATTTACCCACTTAATTTCTTTTTCAGTGGTTGATGGGCTGCATACTTGTATTTTCATATTAATTATTCTTTAAATCTGACCTTACCATAAGACGAACTAATTCTTTGAACGTAACCTTTGGTTTCCAACCTAACTCTTTTCTAGCTAGTGAAGCATCTCCTAATAAACAGTCTGTTTCAGATGGTCTAAAGTACTTTTCCTCTGTAACTACATAGTCTTTCCAGTTTAATCCCACTTCTTCAAATGCTATCTTTAAAAATTCTTTAATAGAATGTGATTCTCCTGTTGCAATAACATAGTTTTTAGGCTTATCTTGTTGTAACATCTTCCACATTACTTCTACATATTCTTTTGCATATCCCCAATCACGTCTAGCGTGTAGATTTCCTAGGTGTATTTTACTCTGTTTTCCTTTTTTAATATTAGCTATTCCTAATGTAATCTTTCTTGTAACAAAGTTTTCTCCTCTTCTTGGACTCTCGTGATTAAAGAGTATTCCTTGTACAATATACATTCCATAAGCCTCTTTATATACTTCACATATATAATGTGCATATAATTTAGCTACACTATAAGGGCTTTTAGGATAAAATGGTGTTTGCTCATTACATGTTCCTTGTTCTATATTCCCCTCAAATAATTCTGATGTTGAAGCTTGATATATCTTTGCCTTAGGACAAACCATTCTAACTGCCTCTAATAGATTTAATACTCCTACTCCAGTTACGTCTGCTGTATATTTTGGGATTTCCCATGATATACCTACATGACTTTGTGCTGCTAGGTTATAAATTTCGTCTGGTTGAACTTTCTGCATTACGCTTATTAAACTCGCAACATCTTCCATGTCTCCATAGTGTAATTCTAATTCTCCTAAATGGTCAATTCTTTCTCTATTAAAACTTGCTGACCTTCTTACTAGACCATGAACATCATATCCTTTATCTATTAATAACTCTGCTAAATAACTTCCATCCTGTCCTGAAACACCAGTAATTAGAGCTGTTTTAGGTTTTGGCATAATACTTTTATATCTTGAGCTGATAATTGTTGATGTACTGGACAGTACATTCCTGTGTTTCCAATTTTCTCTGCTACTGGGAAGTCTCCTAAACTATATCCCATATATTCATACGCTTTCTCCTGTGTTGGTAATGAACTGAATATTCTTCTACACTCAATGCCTTCCTTCTCTAGCTTGTTTAAAGCTTTATCTCTATCTTTTATCATTAATGGATAAGCATGTGGTGATTCGGCAAACCACTTCTTACCTAACTCTTTATTTAAAATTTCTACGTTCTTTTGTCTTTGTTTTATAACACCTTTAGCGTCATCTATTACACCACATCCAACTGCTGCTGTCAAGTTAGACATCTTTCCATTAAAGCCAATCATATCAAATTTGAACTTCTCTGTTATTTTATCAGATACTCTTCCGTGATTGACTAATTTACGACTAGTTTCTGCATATTTATCATTGTCTGTTACTATCATTCCACCCTCTCCTGTTGTAATCGTATGTGATGGATAAAATGAACAAGTACCTAATTGGTCTGGTTTTATTCCAAATCCCTCACAACAATCCTCTAAAATAGGTATCTTACCTGCTATAGCCTTTAATCCATTAATATTAGCTTGCTTACCTAATAGATGTGCTGGCATAATAGCTAAGGTATTCTTATTGATTTTCTTTTTAACTTCATCAACATTAATCTGTAAATCTTCACATACATCTACAAATATGGGTCTAAGTCCATTAAATATTACAGCATTTGTTTGTGCTATAAATGTTAAAGCTGGTACTATTACTTCTGTTTTCTTTGGGTGTAAATTTTTAAGAACTGCTAAAGCAACTATATCTGCCATACTACCACTTGATACTGCTATTGCATGCTTTACTCCTATAAACTTTGCTACTTCTTTTTCAAACTCTTTAATATACTTTCCTGTTCCAAGCCTATTATCTTCTAAGGCATATTGAACATTCTCCCATACTAAATCGTTGCAAACTGAAACTCCTATATGTATCATAATAGTGATTTAAAAAATTGCTGATATTTTGGTAAAAGTGTTTTCCAACTAATACCCTTTGCTATTTTAATTGCTATTTTACTATCTTCTGCAATATTCTGATTAGCATATTCATCAATCTTATCTGCTAGTTTCTGTGGATTTATTCTTACACTATCTATTGTTCTTGCTGCTGGTGTTACCTTAACCTTATCTACTCCTTCATGTTTAAATAACCAATCTTCTGGTAAATATTCATTATGTGGATAAATGTCTGTGCTTAACACTGGCATACCTGCTGCTAATGCTTCCTGAATAGGTAGTGATAATCCATTAAACTTATGTGGAAATACAAATACATCTCCATCTTTAAATAAATCACTTCTCTTTTGTATCTGTCCTGTTTCGTATCTAATTCTCTTATCTTGTATTAATGGTATTGCAACTTGTGAACGGATAATAAACTCTATATCCTGTGCCTTCACTAATTTAATTGCTTGTAAAAATTCTTTTAAACCATTTCTTCCAAGACTTCCTCCTCCTCCATTATTAAATACAAATGTTCTAGCCTTATATCTTATTCTTGACTTAATCTCATTTGTGTCTACTGGAATAGGTAGATATTTTACTTTAACGTCTGTATCCTTGTACTGTTCCTTATAAATATCATAATCCAATAAAGATGGACATAAATATACGTCTGGCTCTACTGGTGGTACAGGGTTAGACCACTCATACATTGGTATAAAAACAACTTTGATTCCTCTTTTCTTAGCTTGTGAAATAACATTCCAATTATATGGTGTTTCAAAAACTAACAATATGTTGATTTTATTTAGAAAATCATTTATCTCTACTAATCCAGGGTAACCATCACATAGTATTCCTTTTGGATACCTATATAAATCATTATTACTGTCTTGTATTATAACGACTAACTCTTTCTCAATTGATAATAGGTTCTTCCAGAAGTCATAAGTCATATTTCCCAGACCTCCATTATCAATTCTGGCAACTATTCCTATTTTAGGCTCTTTTTTCATAGTATCTTATTTAAACGATTATTAATTTTCTTTGCAAATATTTCTGGCATATAGTTATCAATAACCTTCTGGTATGCTCTTTGAACCTTATTTTGTACTCCTAATGATTTGTAATTCTTCCACATCCATTCAAGTTGTTTCTTATAGTCTTCATAACTATCTGTTTTATAAGTAACAGCATCTTTTCCCCATATCTCTTTAGAACTCTCATGGTCTCCTAAAAATATAGGTTTTTTATTATAGACTGCTTCCATTAAAGTTAAACCTGCAATAGACTCTTCTTTACTAGAAGATACCATAAATGAACAATGTTGTAATGTTCTGATATAATCTTCTCTTTTATTAATTTTAGGATAATATGCCTTATATGGAATATCTAATTCTCTACAAGCCTTAATAAACCAATTAAATCTTTTATTATCATCTGGTCTTGATGCTTGCATAACATATCCCCAATCTCTTATTTCTCCTTCCCATTCCCATGGTAATACAAATGAATATCCGTATAAATCACTCTTAATTCCTGTATCCTTTTCACATTTTTTGGCTGTAATCTTTGATGATGACCAAACATCTATTGACTCTTTCATTAATTTAATAAATTCTGTCCAACCTTCTTTGGTCTTATCTATATAGTCATACCAATCCCAATTATATGTAACCATTGGTATATTAGGAAACGCTTTGTGCCAATACTGTAATACTGCCCATTGAGTATGTGTCATTCCTATAATAACATCACAATCATCTGTACATGTATTAACAAGAATCTCATGTCTTAAATTAACTAACTCTCTTGCGATATATATTTGCCAATCCCCTTTATTTTGAGGAATTATTAAAGCGATTTTCATTTTTGATTTTGATAGTCTGTTAATGATTGTTTATTTTTTAACCAATGTGCGTTTTCTCTTACTGACATGTAACTATTATAACTATTAGGACGTTTCTTTTGGTGAAGTTTTTTTTGTTTCTTAAACTCTGCACTTACACCACCCTCTCTTTTATTCTTTATAATTTGTTTATTGAGTTCGTTATTTAACCCTCTTTTATCATTTAATTTCATTGATTGTTTCTTTTATACTAATACGAAATGTACCCTTTTTAGCTATTAAATTATCTTCTGTATATTGAATATTAAAACCATCTTCTTCTAATTTTTCTCTTAGATAATCTGTAAGTTCATACCATTGTTCTCCTGGTTTTTTAAACCTTAACCAATATAGGTCAAACAATAATTGTATCTTTTGTGTTGTCATATTTTTGGCAATATCCTATAATGACTGGAAATGATTTTGTTTTAAGTATTTCAACTGAAACATCTCCATATTTACTTAATAATTGTTTTATATCTTCTTTTTCAAAACTCCATAGATGTTGATGTGATACTGCTTTATTTGTTACGCACTCTGATTCTGGTGTAGATAATGCTAATATTCCTCCTGGTTTTAGAACTCTAAATACTTCATCTAAAAATTCTTCTGGGCTTTCCATGTGTTCTATAATTTCTCCAACCACTACATAATCAAATGTATCGTGCTTAAATTTCATTTCCCTAGCATCACCCTGTACATAATTAACCTGTGGGTATAGTCTTTTTAACCTATTAATAACTACTGGTGAAAAATCTAGTGCTGTACACTCATCTCCATATTTTATATATGCGTTTAAGCATAGTGGTGAATCAAAACATCCTATATCTAATAACTTTCCTCCACTGTAATTATACAATAATTTATCTACTCTGTCAAGGTCTACATATGTTAATCCATGTTCATGATTAAGAAACTCAAACAATTTATTAAACTCTTCTGGTGTATTAATGTTCTCTTCTCTTAATCGTTTCACCTTCTGTTTATTAACTGTCTAATTCTATCTTTATAGGTTAATGTACTTCTAACTTTTGCAATTCCTTGTGCCTTAATTCTCTCTCTTTCTTCGTCGTGTTCCATATAATATTCTATAACATCAAATAATTCTTTATATCCTCTATATCCTGCAAAGTGTTTACCCTCGGTTAGTTCTCCATCTTCTTTTATTCCAAATAGGTCTGGATGTATTAAAAATCCTCCTGAACCTAATATAAGATATAATCTTGATGACCAATAAAAGTCATCTGATGGAAACTCTGGTGCTACAATAATCTTTGAAGACTTACACATATCAATCAAATCTTCATTAAAATGACTATTAGTAACCTTAAATAACTTTCCATATCTTCTAAATAGATTAGTTACAAATTCCTCTCTCTCTCCATATGGATTTCCTATAAATACAATTCCATTTGTATACTCCTTTATTTTAGAAACATAATCAATGTTTCCATATCCTTGTGGTAAATATTCTAATTTATGGTCTTTATGTCTTCTTATAAATGTTCTATCTGTTACAAATACCTTATCTGCATATTTTGATACTAGATTTATATATTGCATCCTTTCTGTGTTTCCTTCTATTTTATCAAAGTACCAACAAACCTTTGGACAGGTTATATGTGTTAGTATTGACGTTAATTGATTAAGACTAATTACACCTTCCACTCCAGCCTTATGAAATAGAAACATATCTGCATCTTGTGCAACCGTAAGCATATCATTTGGTTCTTTAACCGAAGTCTCGTCATAACAAATGACCTCATGTCCTAAATCTTCAAATGCTTTTTTAATGTGCTGTTCTGTTCTGTCAGAATTTTCGTTCTTAAAATTTGCAAAGTATATTATCTTCATAATGTATTATTGCTTAATAATTTACAATGTATTCATTCTTTCTCGCTTAGGGCATAATCGAGAAAAATGCCCTAAAACGAATACTATTGTATTAGACTATAAACTTGTTGATAATAGTCTTACTCCCCAAGAAGCTTGTAACATATTGTCTCCATACATGATGTCTCCAATAATTTTCTTTCTTAGGTTTTCACTCTTTCCTACTGTAAAGTTAACTGGTGCTTTTGCAAACACAATAGAATCTCTATGTGCGATTGCATTGTCTAATCCTAATGCACTATTTACTGGTACGTTAGGTGTTAACAATACTGGTACTCCATATAGATAATCATGATACCCCATTGGTACTGATGGTTTTCCATATTGAGAAGCGTTTGAATATTTTGCAATTGACATAATGTCACCCCAATATACTTTAGGATTAATGAAAAATACACATTCTTCTTTTGGTACACTATTAGATGATAGGATTCCACATGCTTCCTCAATTTGTGTTGAAAGAATACCTCCTGTAGTAACTCCTACGGATGCTGTTAAGCTTCCTAAGTTAGCTAAAATAGCTGATTCTAAAGATTTTCCTAATTTGTATCCAATACCTTGTTGGTATGCTGATACAATGTTAGGTCTCTTCATAATCTCTCTCTCTTCAAATCTTGTAATGTAGAAAGATGCTCCTTTCCAATTATCAATAGTTAGGTCAGTTTTTGTTTCTGAAATATCTGTAGCTGTAACTGCTCCATTTGTTACTGGAATGTCTGTAGCTGCGAATGTATCAGAAATGTGTGGAATGTGAACTGTATCTGCATTTATAACCTCTGCTGAATAATCTTGGAAAATTCTAGCTCCTACTAACTTTTCTTCCATGAATTTTGTAATTCTAGGAGTCCATAGTTCTTGTCTATATACATCATACTTGTCGTCACTATATCCTGTTCCTGCTGCCATATCTTAATTTGTTGTTCTGTTAATGAACCTCTGTCTATCTTCTCGCTTTCACTTGTTCGTTTAAGAATTTATTGTATTCTGCTGAACTCATATCTTTGATTTTATCTGCTGATATTCCTCCGACAGTTGCACTTGGAGAAGATGAGTCAGGTGTTTTGTTGTCGTTCTCAACCTTTGCTCTCTTCGCTGTAATTGCTTGTGAAACCCACTCATCTTTAGTTGCATCTATAATATCATTGATACTAGTAGATTTTGCATTACGCATAATATAACTTGTTTCATCCTCACTATATCCTTCTAAAGCTTTTGCGAGCTTGACAACCTCTAAAGGATTAGCTGTTGCTACTTCCTTTTGTATTTCTTTAACCTCTTTGTCGTCTTTAAGAGTTGACATAACTGCATCTAGCTTCTTCTGTACTTCTTCAGCTTTTGTTCTGAAGTGTTCTTTCTGAGCTAATACTGTTTTTACATCTATTGATTTTTCAGTCTTTTCTGGCTCTACTTTTTCTGTAGGAGTAGTAGTCTCCTGTGGTGTAGTCTCTTGATTATCTTGTATTTCTACAACTTCATCTTGAGTTACTGTTGCCTCTTCCATTTTTATTTAGACTTTTGTGTCTTATAATGCGACCTTTCATTTTTATGCCTTTAGTGGCTTATAAATCAGATTGTTCTATCTTTTTAGAAATATCTGAGATTTTTTTAATATATGTTAGCCAATTTCTACATTCTAATACTAGGAGTCTGGCCATGTCTCTTTCTTCTTCTGTTGGAAAAGAAACTGCTCCTTCTTTAAGTTCATCAACTCTCATATTAATAAACTTCATTAACTGTATTTGATTCTGAATAATAAATTGTTTGTCTTTTTCTTCAAATTTCATATTATACGGTTTGTTGTGTTGGTTGTAATGTTGGTGCTTGTGGCATCTTAGGAGCTGCTACACTTCCTCCCATTTGTGCTCTGGAATTATTAAGTGCATTCTCCATTGAGTTGTCATCTTGTACCATTCCCAAATCTACTGGGTTAATCCCTGATAATTCTAACATCTTAAAGAATAATCTCTTTGTGATAGGGTTTTGTGTAATTGTAGGATTTTGAGATAACATCATTGTTGCCTGGCTATAGGTAGCTTGTTTCTGTGCTACATTGTATGATTCTCCTGAAATCACTAAGTCTAGTTTCATCTTAATATTATCGTAATATCCCCTAGGAATATCAAGTTTAGCACTCTTTAGCATCTCTGCTTGAATACTTCTTCTAATCCTCCATTGGTCTGGTGCTAAGTACCTTGTTTCATTCGCTCTAAGGGTATTCATCCTTTCATTTAGCTTCAAGTTAAAGAACTTCTGTGCTTGTTCGTCTCCTCCCTCCAATATGGTCTTCATAAGGAGTTTGTGCTCTTTTCTAGCTGTATTCTTGAATGATGGTAATATCCATTCAAATACAACTTCTTTCAATAATGAAGCAATAGCATCCTTCTTTTGATTAAAGAATCCTGAAGCCATTTGTTGTTGTATAATTGTTGAACCTAATGGTGTTCCTGCTGGTGCTCTTCCTCCTGTAATAGGTTCTCTGGTAAATGTCATATTCATGGCATTCTCCATCCACTTACCTTCTTCTTGAGCATAAACTGATAAGTTTCTTTCTTCTGTGCTTACTGGTGTTAATTCACTATTAACTGTAAATATGTCTCCATTCTTACTGTCTGTCATTAAGTTAGACATAATAGTGTGGTCTCTAGTTTGGAAAAAATGCTTAGATGTCCAATGTAATCCTTCAGATTTGTAATTAGCAATTCTGTTTAAATAGATTTGTGGTTCAAATAGCATTTCTACATATCCTCTTCCTAATAACCTTCCATTTATTTTTTCAAATTGTAGATGTTTATATACATCTTCTACTTTTCTTGTATCACTAGCTAATATTACTCCTGAGTCTAAACTAGCAATAACATAGTTATCTTTCTTTTGGTTTGGAATTAATATCTCATAAATTTCATATTTATCCTTTTCATTGTCGTCTCTCTCTTTTGTATTTCCTTTAGTGATTACTTTATCAATATCTTTCCATCCTCTTTCTTTTCCTACATATTCTAGTTCATCTGCTGTATATTCATGCTTTTCCAAGAGTGGAGTAGTATAAATGTTCATAGCATCAGGTAAAAATATCATATTCTCAATAGGTACAACCTGAATTGTGCCTCTAACGTTCTTTAGAAATACATTTCCTGTTTTAACCCATTCAAAGGTAATCTCATCAATTGTCCTACTAAAGTAATTGTCTTTCATCCAGAACTTAAATTCCTTCTCTAAAAGCCATGTAGCCCAAGGTGAAGTATATGCTTCAGCTACAAATAAGAAATCTTTAGTATCTATATTCAGCATTTTATTAGCTGTAAGTGTTGGTAGGTTATTAATATTATAAAAAACTTTCTTATAACCTAAGTCATCAGTATCATCATCTCTGTACTGACTTAACCAGTATTTCTGAGCTAACTCTAGTAAATCTGGTGTATTTTGTGCAAATAAAGGATATGTCTTTAAGGATTGTTCCTCATAAACCTTTATTGTGTTTTCTGCTACTTCTAGTATCTTTTTAAATTTATCTTTCATTTGTTTTATAAGACATTTATAATCCTGTCTTTATTGTTGTGTTCTTTTGCCTTTTTATGATTGTATCTCTCATTACGTTCTTTACTCCTGGCTTTCCTGGGTTTAATCCCCATACTGCTAGTGCCAATGAATCAACACAATCATCATGTAATCCAAGTGGAGCGCTATATTTAATATTTCTAGAATCTGAATATTCAAATGCAAATGTTTCTAATTCATTTACAAGTGGTTCAAAATTAGGAATATTAATAAATCCTTGTTCAAGGAATAAAGATAGTTTCTCAAATAACTCCTTTTTACTCTTATTAGAAAAAATAAAGTCATCTATAAACATTCCATCCCTTGACAAATCATCCTTAATAGGTTCTCCTATACCAGTAGAATCAAGAACTATCTTAGCTCCATTATATCTTTCTGATAATACTTTTAGCTTAGCTTTCTGAAATGGAAAGTCTAATTGCTTAAACCTATCAATATGTACTACCTTTTTAGTTTCTATGTCAATTACTGTAAATACAGTGAAATCAACATGTTTTGCTATATCTGCACCTATAATATAAAAATGTTCTGGATTGACGTCTTGTTCACAGCTTTCAATAGCTCCATGAATATCGTCATATTTGAATACAGAACCAGCGTCATCTTGTGCTTCAGCCATATATTCCTGTTTCCAGGTGTTTTCTGATACGGCTTCTTTAAGCTTATCTAACTCTTTTGGGTCATTATAAGGATTATCATAAGAAGTGAACTTAAAATATAGTCCATGCTCCTTAGCTTTCTTTCCTTCTTGAAAGAACCATCCTTTCCCATTAGGTGTAGATATAAATATAGCTTTACCCTTTCTATCTAATAAACGAGCTCTTAGGTATAAGTTCCAAACTTCAGGTCTAAATCTTGAAGCCTCATCACCTATAACTAGGTCTAAACTCTCTCCTAAAAGAGAATCAGGGTTTTCTGCCGTTTTACATTCTATTTTAGCTCCATTAGGTAGTCTTATTCCAGGGCTAGGTCTTTTTGTTATGTACTTTGCGAGTTCTGGAATAGCAGTTCCTATAAATTGAATTACATATTCAAAACTTCTCTGTGTTAAATCTAGGGTTGGTGCGACTATCCAAATATGGATAGGTTTAACATCCTCTCCCCTTTTTAACCTTGCTAAATTATCAACAAACTCTTGGCAGGCTATTAAAGCTCCTAAGGCTGTTTTACCTGTTCTTACGCCTGCATTGAAATACATAGCGTTAAATGGCTGGTCTCCTTGTTTAAGTTCTTGCCATCTCTCCCATACAGCTATCTGTCCTTTATGTTCTTTTGGAAAATATGGAGAAAAGTTAGCCTTACGTTGAAATTTAGTAATTAATCTCATTCTACATCATCTAAGTCGCTAATTTGTTCTCCGAACAAGTCTACCTTCAATTTTGTATCTGGGTATCTATTTTTCAAACTAAATAACTCCTTAATCGCTGAGATTGAGTTTCTGTTATCACCTGAAGCTAAAGCTATTTCCTTTAATTTATCTAAAAGTTTATCATCTTCTATCTTAGATAATAGCTTTTTAAAGCCTGCAGTGTTAATTAAATTATCTGTAGGATGTTCGCTTGTAGATTGTGAGTATCCTACTTCTCTCATAATCTTTCCTAAATTGGTCTTTTTACCTTCAGTAATGTTTGTTACTACCTTTTTAAAAGCCTCTTTCTGATTTATTGTTGGTTTTACCATAAAATTATTAAAGTTTTTCCTTCTATCTTAAGTATAGCACACTTTGAGGTGCTTGTCAAGGTATTAGGCTTAAAACTTGCCTAATTACTTATTTATGTTATAATATTTCTATTAATTCTCCTAAATTATCTATAACAGCATCATAATCACTAGATAGTCCCTTATGCTGTCCATTATTAAATTTAACCACATATGCCTTACTCCTATCACAAAACTCTTCAGTAAATCTATCATCTACTACAATAAAGTCCTCATAAGTGTCAGGAATAGGTTTAGTTATAATCTTATCAAAATACTTATCTATACCAGTAGCTTTGAACTTAGCCTTATTTACTTCTATTCCTGCCTTAGAACAGGCAATTAAGATATATTTTTCTTTAAGTGCCTCTAAAATAGAAGGTATGTTCTCATCTACTAGTTTATATAGCTTTGGGTCTATCATTACCCCAATATCATAGTATTCCTTTAATTTCTTAAATATCCATGAGCTACCTCCATATTCAGGGTCAGTTGATAGCTTTACCATTTCCTTTGCTAGCTCTATATATTTAGCTTCCCTTATTTTATCTGCGTCTATTAAGACTCCATCTACATCAAAAAATATTACTTTCTTCATAATTCCTTATTTAATGTTAATTGCTTAATTTCCTCTAAGGATTCCTTAGTTTTAATATCTAAGTCCTTTTTAGCTTTAAAGGTCTCATCCTCTGATAAGCCATCAAAAGATTGGTTATTTCTAATTTTCCTTATTTTTTGTCTAGCTTCTTCCTCTTTCTCTGAGATAATCTTTTTAAGCTGATTTCTATATTCCTCAGATATAGGTGGTAAAGTAATAATAATACAGTCTTTTCCTATAGAAGTATTAAAGTCCTTTAATTCCCTAGCTATTTCATTAATATCACCATACGGCTTTATAAGGATATTTCTATCTTTTGCTGATAAAAATGCAATATACTTTAATAACTGTCCATTAATACTTATATCCTCTATTAATTTTGTAGTAGCTCTTGTGCTTATCTTTAATAAGTCTTCCTTATATTTATCTATAACTTTCCTCATTATATATATTTATTTGCTTATTAAACCTACCTATATTATTATATTGACTAAAGCCTAAAGGTATAACCTTTTCCCATCCATTACGCTTAGCATCACTTCTACTCTTAAATATCTCACATTTAACTAGTATATCTAACATATCTCCCTCTAAAGGTAAACAGTTATCTTGCTCTCTAATACCTAATAACCTTAGAAATGCTTTATCATTACTATTAGTAAAGTTATATTCCTTCATTATTTCCTATTACCTGATTGTCCTTTACCTGTGGTTTTTGTTGTTTTACATCCACCTCTACCTCTATTAGCTCTTGTACCTTTACCTGAGCCATCTCTCTTTGGTGTTCCTTTTTTATTTACCATTTTTTTATATTAATTGATTATATATTAAGTATAACACACTTTACTATACCTTGTCAAGTATTACTATATTTCGCGCATAGATATCCTCTTACTTAGGCTATTTGGCTATTTTACCCTTCAGCTGTAGGATGACCATATATATATATAAAGCAACTAGACTTTGCCCTACCTACCCCCCTTTAAGCTTTGGGTAAGGCTTATGGGGAGGAGGGAGAGAATACCATACCAGAGGGCATAACAAAACAACAACTTCCTTTATAAGATACTATGTCTCCTTATGTAGTTTATATACCCGCGAATCTTAGAACACTCAATCATTAGCACTTATTATAAGTGTTATGTTCCTTTACTGTATCCTATTCCCGATTATCTTAGATAGTCCTAAACAGAGGGTCATCGTAGTTCCTCTTTTGTTTAATAACCTCTTAGACGGCAACTGAGGGCTTATTCTTTAG